ATGTCTTCTAGACCCTTTAAGCCTAAAGCGATGGCTAAATTTATTAAGCGGGCAGAAGAACTTATAGCAGAGCATCCTGAATTTGATGTGACTTGTACCGAGGAAGAAATCCAACAATATTTGGAGACGAATTATGGGAGTAAGAGGGCCCAACAGATGTTGGAAGATGATACCCCCATCGTAAAACCCTATGACATTTTTGTCAAGAAGGAGGTTTACGTTGGTAAGAATGAGGATAATTTTAAACCTCGTATGATCTGGAGTGCCCCCCAATCCCTTGTCGCGTCAATTGGCTGCCAATTTGCGAAACTCGGTAAGCAGCTCAAGAAACATTGGAATAGTTTGGGAGTTTATTACACCAGTGGTGAAACTCCTGATTCCCTTGGGACACTTGCCGAAGAAATGAGATCTATGCCTTACTGTTACGAGAGTGATGTGAGTTCTTGGGATGGAAGCTTGAGAAGGGAGATAATTGCTTTGGAGATTCTCTTTACTTACGCCAATGTCTTGGGACTTCCCGATAATTTTATTGAAAATTATATGCCACAATGGAACAACACCACGGGTTGTTCTAAGGAACACGATCTCCTTGTTTCTATGAGTGGCCGTAGACGTTCTGGCGACCCTTGGACTTCCGCTTATAACTCACTCATTAATATACTCATCACGTGTTATGCTTATGAATTGGATCTTGGTCAATTCAAAATGCTTGTGCTTGGGGATGATAATGTCGTTTGCACAACTGAACCTGCTGATGTGGAACGAGTTACCAAGAGGTATGCTGAACTTGGTTTGAAAGTTGTTATTGTTGATCGGGGAAATATTGCTCAAGCCTCATATTGTTCAGGTTGGTTTTATAACGTTGATGGCCAACTTGTTTGGGGTAATTCCCCGTTCAAGGTCTTTACCAAGTTTGGGGTTAACCATGGTAATCACCCAAAAAAGTTGCATCGTAATTTGTTGTATGGGACGGCCAAAAGCATGGTGACTTCTGGCGGACATGTCCCACTTTTGGGTGCCTTCTTGCGCGGCATTATCAGAACCGCTGAACAAGAG